GGCTCCGATCGACCAGGCCATGGCCCGGAAGAACACCCGTGGCGCCAAGCGCCCGACGCGAGTCTAAGTCATGGCGCAGTCTGCTACCAATGGTCCACGCCTGAATCAAAAGCAGCAGACTGCGCTATACTATGCGCGGAAGAAGAACAGGGAGCGTCGTATCAAGGCGCAACAGGAAGCGCAGCCGCCTGAAGAGGAATAAGTAATGGCGTTCACGGTTGAAGATGGAACTGGTCTCCCGGACGCCAACAGCTACGCCGCTGTCGAGTATGCGGATGAATACTTCGCCGAGCGCGGGGTGACAGCATGGACCGGCGAGGATGAAGCCAAGCAAGGCTGGCTGATCCAGGCAACGGATTATATCGAACAAGTGTTTGGCGCCCGCTTCATCGGTGAGCGGATGACTGCCGAGCAAGCTCTGTCCTGGCCCCGTCGCTACGCGGTAACGCGGGACGGAACGACCATCGCGGACGACATCGTTCCCCTGTCCCTTGTGCGCGCGTGCTGCCAGTATGCGCTCCGCGCCATTAGCGGACCCCTCATGCCCGACCCGCTCGTGAGCGCGGAGGGATACAATGTGGTCACAACCCGTAAGAAGGTCGGCCCCATTGAAAAGGAGTTCCGCGTCATGGGGTCCAGCGGCTCCCCGATCCTGATCCGCAGCTACCCGGCAGCTGACACGCTGATGACCAGCCTGTTGGCCTACGCTGGTGGCGGCACGCGGGTGATTCGGTGATGGCGGGGGTCTTCGACGACGATATCGCAACAGCCCAGGAGCTGATTGCAGAGTTCGGTCAGGATTGCTTCTGGCAGAAGCCTGCACCTGTGACAGACGATAGCGTGCCCGGTTATCCGGTCGTAGGGGACTTGCCCCCGCTGATCGCGGTCAAGATTGCCTTCTTCAGCGGACGCGACCTGAACCGTGGCACCTATGAGTTCCTCTCCCTCATGCCGGGAATGGAAGTGCCCGACAATGGGGAAGTCGGACTCCTCGCGGGTGGACTGTCGTTCGAGCCCGAGCTCACCGACACGTTCATCCGCGGGAATGATCTATCTGCCCCGCATGTGTCCGTCGACAGGCTTGACCGCCTTGCACCGAACGGCACCCCTGTCCTCTATTACATCACGTTGGCCGCATGACGTATCTTACTCCCCAGCAAGCGCGCAAAGAGATGTTCGCTCTCGTTGCGACGACTTGGGCAGCTAAGGCGGGTGCGATCGTGTCCCCCATCCCCGAAGTGCGTTATCAAGGTGTCGAAGAGGCCAAGGTGCCAGGAGCTGACAAGTTCTGGATGCGCGCAGGCACGACGACTGTGACCACACGCCAGTCGGGTCATGCTCTCCCCGAAGGCCCTGATGGGTCACCCGTCGTTTTCACGAACTACGGGTTCATTACTCTGCAGATCTTCGCTCCGATGAAGGGCAAGGATGTGTGGGCAAAAGGGGAGTTGCTGGCTGAGCTTGGACAGTGTATGTTCATGGCCTCAGAAACGGGTGGGTCGGTTTGGTTCCGCAATCCTCGCATCCGGGAAATAAACAACGACGGGACATGGTTCAGGTGGAACGTGATTGCGGACTACCAATTCGATCAGGTGAAAGGAAGCTAAACCCATGGCACTCGCGCCAGTAAAACAGGACGCCAACCTCGTTGGCTTCTACAAGATCCGGGAAGCGACGCTCGGTCTGGTGCCCGCCACGGGTGCCTGGCAGACCCGCGAACCGAACTCGTTCGATGACCTCGGTGCCGACTATACCAAGGTCGCACGCAAGCCGTTCAGCCCCTCGCGCCAGCGCAAGAAGGGTTCGACGACCGACATGGACGCCGACGGCGGCTATAACGAGGATCTGACGCAGCACAACATGCAGGGTGAGCTCGAAGAGTTCTTCTTCGCTGCGCTGCGCAAGACGAACTCGCAGACGCCGAGCGGTGTTACCGCGTCCGTCTATACGGTCGCGTCGAACACCGGCTTCCCGGCGGGCACGATCACCAATGCCAAGGGGTTCACCAATTCGGGGAACAACGGACGCAAGGTGCTCACCGCCAGCACGGGGACGACCCTGTCCGCTCCGGGGCTGGCGCTGGAAGCGTCCCCGCCCGCAGGCGCCTACGTCAAAGCGGTGGGCTTCCAGTTCGCTGCGGCGGACCTCGTCCTGGCGACTCCGACTGGTGTGGTCACTCTGGCCAGCACTGCGAAGGACTTCCGTCAGCTTCCCATCATTCCGGGCCAGTGGGTCGGCGTTATCTTCGGTGACGATAACATCGGCTATGCGCGCATCGGGGTCGATGGTGTCAAGCAGAACCTGCTCACGTTCGACAAGACGACGTGGACTCCCGCAGCGAACCCGGGAACGGGTATCACGGCAGAGATCTACTTCGGCGACGTCATCAAGAACGAGGACGACCCGGACCTGATCGTGCGTTACAGCTCGGTCATCGAACGGACCCTCGGTCGCGATGCGGACGGGGTGCAGTCTGAGTATCTGACGGGTTCGGTTGCGTCCGAGCTGACCTGGAACTCGCCGCTGGCGAACCTCGTCAACCTCGACCTCGCGTATATCTGCCAGCGTGCGGGTCTGCGCAAGGGTGTGGATGGTCCGCTGTCGCGTCGCGCCAGCAACACCATCGTCAAGGCGTTGGGCGAGGATGCGTTCAATACGTCGTCCAACGTCTATCGTCTGCGCATGGCGATGATCGATCCCACCACGATGAACCCGTCGCCGTTCTTCGCTCGGGTCACCGAGTGGACTGCCACCATCAATAACAACGTCACCAGCGCCAAGGCGCAGGGCGTTCTCGGTGGCTTCGATACGACGGTGGGCAACTTCGACGTCGATGCGGAACTGACCGCCTACTTCTCCACCGTGGACGTCATCCACGCGGTGAAGTGCAATTGGGACGTCACGTTCGACGCCATCTACGCCAAGCAGAACGCCGGTGTCTACATCGACGTCCCGCTGGTGTCGCTGGGCGGCGGTCGTCTGGATATCGAGCAGGATGCGGCCATCATGGTTCCGCTGAACGCTGCGGCTGCGGAGTCCCCGTTCGGGCACACCGCGCTCATCGGGTGGTTCGAATACCTCCCCGACGCGCTCATGCCGGATATCGATTGCTAAGCGAAACGCGGTGCGCTATATAGGGGCAGGGGTCAATCAGACTCCTGCCCCTTTTCGTATAAGGATGATCCAATGGGCCTTCGTAAAACATTCAAGACCGACCGTAACGCTGAGATCGATGGCGTCGAGGTTGAGGTCTCCGTCAATGACCACAACGGCAAGCCGATCAAGATCCGCATTGCGCGCATGTCCGCGTCGAACAAGCGTTACACGAAGGAACTCAACCGTGTGACGAAGCCGCACCAGTCGGCGATCCAGAACGACGCGATGGACAACGACCTCGCTCGTAAGATGCTCCAGGAAGTGTTCGTCGACACCATCCTGCTCGACTGGGAAAACCTGCCGAAGTCCGAGCTCACCGGCGACGACAAGGACACCGAGCTGCTCGAGTTCAGCCGCGACAACGCGCTTGCGCTGTTCGCTGAGCTGCCCGACCTCTACGACGACTGGGAAGCGCGCGCCAACAAGGCCGCAGCGTTCCGGGAGAAGGAGAAGGAAGCGGCTGCAAAAAACTAACCGCCGTTCTGTTGTTCCAACATGAGTTCCCTCCCGAGACCGAGAAGAAGTTTCGGGAGGAGGCTCGTCGGTTCAAAGAGGAACTACCGGAGCGCATCAAGAACAAGCCTACGCTCTATTTCGGCAATGCGCTGTTCCTCAATGCTTGGTTCGACTTGGATACAGAACGGGAACGCCCCAAACCCATCACGCGGGGCATGTGCTTCTCTTACGCGGTCGACTACGATCTCACGGAGGAGCAGACGGAGGACCTCTGGTATCACATACGCCAGATGGACCTTGAGTTCCTAGTGTGGTGGAAGAAGAAGCAACCGAAGCCCAGAACGAAAGGAAGACAGCGTGGCGGGGGATCTGAGGAGCCTAGCTAAATCGATGCGCAAGCGCGCTTCTGGCCTGGAGACCTTGGCTTCCGATATCGCTGTTGCGGGTGCGGATGCTATGTTGGAGGAGCTGGTGGCCGTCACTCCGGTTGACGAGTCCACCGCTCTTTCGAACTGGCAAGTTAACCTCGGGAACGCTGCCGCTGACGAACTGCCCGCAGCGGTGCTAGGCAGCAAAGGAAGCACGCGGGGCGCGAGCGCGGATAAAACGCTTGCGGAGGGCCGTGCTGAGCTGCAATACAAGAAGCCGGGGCAGCCTATCTTCCTGTCCAACCTCACCCCCTACATCGGGGATCTGGACAGCGGGTCGAGCAGGCAGTTCGCAGGCGGGTTTATCCCGCGGGCGCTGATCGTCTTTCGCCTTGCGGTGCAGGACGCCAAGAAACGATTGCTGAGGTAGGTCCATGGCAGAAGAACGGATTGACATTGAAGTCACCGATAAGGTAGACGCCAATGCCGCCAAGAAGCTAAATCAGATTGCTGACGCTGCGGACCGTGGCGCCACGTATGTTGATAAGCTAAAGTCCGCTCTCGCCAATGTGAACACCTCCAGCGTCGACAAGCTGGTCTCCGCCATGGCACGCGCCGACAGCGCCCAGGCCAAGCTGCTCAACGCTCAGGTGCGCCTGTCGAACGCGCAGGACCAAGGCAGCATGGCAGCGGCCAAGCTGGCAACGCAGAACCAGAAGCTCGCTACAGAAACCGCGCGCACCGAGGCAGCAAGCGCGCGAGCCGCTGCCGCCGCTACTGCCGCTGAAAGCGCAGCACTGCGGCTTGCTGCGGCCCAGCAGCGAGTTACAGCTAGTTCAACCGCCACCGGCACCGCTGAAGAGCAGCTTGCCAGCGATCTGGCACGCGCCAAAGCGCAGTTCGACGCGGGAGAGATCTCGATTCGGGCGTATGTTGCCGCGATGAACCAAGCGCGAGCAGCGTCCACCGGAGCAGCGCAACCCATCGTCGACAGCGCGAACGGCGCGGCCAATGCAGCCAAGACCCTGGA